CATCAGCCCCGTCTTTGCATGGGTAAGATTCTGAACACGAAGGGTCTTCGCCGGTAGTTAGGTCGATGATCTTTCCTAGCCAGCCTTGCGGGAGCTCCGGGAAGTCCGAGTTGATGATCCAGTAGCGGAACTCTCGGACAGTTTCAGGGCATTGGCACCAACACGAACTGAGGGGTTCGACTTTTCCTCTTCTGACTCTTTCATGGCACGGATGCAATCTGCGATAATAGGACTCACATCCAAGCGCGCGAGAGGGTTTTTTTCTTTAAAATCCTCCTGTTTTTTCTTTATCCACCGATGCAGATCGGGAGGGATACTGATGTTTAATTTTTTAAATTTCTCGCTTTCCATATCCTACCAGTAGCACCGATCTGACCATAAAGCAAATCGCGAGGCGAAAATATATTTTCGCCCGCAGAGATAGCAAACAAGCGGAAGTCAATAAAAAACTTCGCAGCAGGGAAACACCCCATTGCATTTTTTTATTGAAACACCAGTAGCACCGTTGCTATCGGTAGCACCATGCAAAGCGCATATGTCAAAACAAGCATCAGCATCCCGGTGGATCTCTTTGAGTATTTGAAGACCAAAGCGGATTCAAACGGGGGAACCCCAATAAGCCGGCTAGTTGCCAACGCCATCCGGCTCCAAGAAAAAGCAGACAACAAGCGGAGGGCCTCCAAATGATCGACTCAACCGCCATGGCCGCTCGCCTCGGAGTGGCAAAATACACCATCGAAGAATGGGCGAGGAAAAGCCGCATACCGGCTTTTAAAGTTGGAAGATGGTGGAGGTTCGACGAGGCCGAAGTAACGAAGGCTCTCAAGCTCGACGGAAACGACCTCAGCCGCGCAATCGGGAGGGCCAAATGATCGACCTCCACGACCCCTCCGCCGTCTGCCGATCCATCGGCTATTTTCTGGATTTTCTCGTTATCTTTGTGCCGCCGTTGGCGCTCGCATTTACAGCCTGGAGGATCGCACGATGAGCGTCACGATTACTTGGAATCCGGCAGCGACTCCACCGGACGCAGATCAGACCGTTCTCATGCACCACGGAGACGGCCAAGTCGAAACCGGATTCATTGACGAGACCGGATGGCGATTTTGCTGCGGAGCATCGGTGAATGTTCCCGTCATGCACTGGGCCGAGTTCCCACTCCCACCGGAGGACGGACTATGAGCACGCCGAACTGGACCGAGATCGAGGCCAACCGCGACCGCGCCGAAGCCCTCCCCGAATGCGATTGGACAACCGAGACACCAGAGACCGAAGCCGCCGTGAAAGCCAGCGGTTCCACATTCGGCATCCCGCTCCGCGAGACCAGCCGCCGCCTCGAGCGTCAGCGCAACGGGCTTTATCAACTCCTCAACCGGAGGGCGAACCAATGAGCGACACCACCGCAATCGTATCGGCCTGCCTGATCATGATGTCCCTCTACACCACGTTTCACCTCGGCATCGAGTGCGAACGCGAAAGAGCACGCAAGGCCCGCCGCCGCCGGTTCGAGGAAGAAGACAATTCCCCTAAATAATCCCCCACAAAACAAAAAGTGGCCCCGCCGGACTGCAATCCAACGGGGCCGTAGTTAAACCCTAGAAAAAAGGAAAAACCAAAAAAATGAGTAACGAAATAGCGGTGATCCCGCAAGTGAAACCCTCCGCGCTGGCCGTGATGGCCGGACGCATCAATGTGGAGCCTTCAAAACTCCATAGCACCCTCAAAAACACCGTCTTCAAAGGCGCGACCGATGATGAGCTCCTCGCCTTGGTGGTGACGGCGAACACCTACGAACTCAACCCGCTCCTAAAAGAGCTCTACGCCTTCCCAAAAAAGGGCGGTGGTATCGCTCCGATGGTCGGAGTGGATGGTTGGATCAAGATTGCTAACCGCCAACCGAACTTTGACGGAATGGACGTGGAGGTTTATGGAGACGGCAAGACGCCGACTCACGCGACCGGCACTATCTACCTCAAGGACCGCTCGCACCCTGTCCGCGTGACCGAGTATTTTGAGGAGTGCAAACGTGGCACTGAGCCGTGGAATCAAATGCCGCGCCGCATGCTTCGCAACAAGGCGATCATCCAATCCATCCGCCTCGCATTTGGCGTGAGCGGCATTCACGACGAGGACGAAGCCAGAGACATTGGCGGTCGCCAGGCGCAAGCGCCAACCTACGAAAAGCCTGTCTTTAAGCGCCTAATCGACCCCGAGGACAACATCCCCATGCTGCCAGATCCTCGCCTGCTGGACGCTGTGCCAGCATTCACGCCCGACACGCCCCAGAAGCAACTGCAAGCCGCCATTGCCGACGCTGGCGTGCTCGAGGGCGCATTCATCAAGCAACTCAAGGCCATCGCGCCGACGCTGATCGGTAAATCCAAGACCATCACCGAGCTTTCGGACGAAGCCGCTGAAAAGGCGCTTGCCGAGATCCACTTCATCATCGCCGAGGAGGTCGCCGAATGAGCGCCTTTATCGACTCACAGGAAGGCGTTTATTTTGACCTCGACGAGCAGACGTATCGTGCAGCCACGGGGATCAACATCTCGGCGCTCAAGAATATCAACCGCAGCCCGGCGCACTACCTAGCCAAGCTCACGGAGGTGAGGCCCGAGCCCACCCCTGCGTTGGTATTTGGCACGCTCCTCCACCGAGCCGCTCTCGAGCCTCACAAGCTCGGCGGTAGCTTCGCGGTGAAGCCCGAGGGAATGTCCTTCGTTAGCAAGGAAGGCAAAGCATGGCGGGACGCGCAGACGCTCCCGATTATCACCGAGGAGCAGAATATCGCCCTTGCCGGTGCCGCCGCATCCGTGGCCGCACACCCAGCCGCCGCAGCGATCCTAGCCGACGCCAAGCGCGAGGTGAGCGTTTTTAGGCGCATCACTCGCAGCAACCCCGAAGGCCTCCTCCTTAAAGGCCGGCTGGATATTGTGGCAACCGACTCCCACGGCTCGACCACGATAGCAGACATCAAGACGACCGAAGACGCCTCCCCCGAAGCGTTTTCCAAGACTATCGCTCAATACGGCTACGCACAGCAAGCCGCCCACTACCTCGACTTACTCGGAGCCACCCACTTCGTATTTATAGCGGTGGAAAAAACGGCACCCTACGCCGTGGGCGTCTATTGCCTCGACCCTGCCAGCGTGGCTATGGGCCGCGAGCGCAACCTCCGCAACCTCGATCTCCTCGAGTCCTGCCTATCCTCCGGTCACTGGCCGGCCTACTCCTCCGAAATCGAAACCATCAGCCTGCCCGCCTGGGCGTCAAAGTAATCATGATCAAAGCCAACATCAACGTCACAAAAATCGATAAGTCCCACCTCCACAAGGGAGAAAAGGGAATCTACCTCGGCCTTACCTTCATGGACAACCGAGACGGAACCGACCAATACGGCAACGATGGGTTTGTTGTCCAAGACATCCCACAAGCCGCCCGCGAATCCGGCGAACGTGGGGAAATCGTCGGTAACTGGAAGACGCTCAAGCCAAAAGCCCAAACGCCTGCACCCCAACCGAAGCCCAAACAACTCGACGAAGACGGCGACGAAATCCCGTTCTGATTTTCCTCGCTGAATAAGCAGGGGATCAAGGGGGGCCGCGCAATCCCAAAAAACGCGGATTTTTTAAAATAATGCAAAAACTACCATCAGTAGGAAAATCAAGCCGAACTCCATACAAGCATTGGCTTTACCGGTCCATGCTTGGGAAAATGATCGGAGCCGCAAGCACTGGGAAATCACCTTGCAACGGGACAATAAAGGTTCTGGATATGTGCGCCGGTGATGGCGTTGAAACTAACGGAGATGCGCTTAGTTCTTCTCCAGCCATAGCGTGCCACCATATCACATCCGTTTTCCACAACTCTCACAGGGTTCAAAGGAGCGCGTTTCTATATGAAAGGGAACTTCTTACTTTTGAAAAGCTGCACAATAGGTTTGGCGGCAAAGAGCAGATGACGCTCCGAAACCTTGACAGTAAGGGAGTGACCACGGCTCACATCGATGCTCGCCCAGGCGATGGCGTTTTTGTCTACGCAGACCCAAACAGCGTCAGCACCTTGCCAGTAACGGAAGAGCTAATCGAGTCCTTCACCGATACAACGCTTTTTCTGATGACGCTTGGGTGCAATGTAGGTGGCGTTAAGAGACTTGGAGTCAATGAACGAGTCGGATGGATGGATGTTGTCATGATGACGGTCAAGAACATGAAGCCATGGCATGACATACATATCCTTTCGCTTAACCGAGACGATTCGCAGTGGGCCTATCTTGCGGCATGGCCGCGCAAGTGGTCTGACGATTTTTTAGAGTCAAGCATAAGGAAAGGGAACCAGCTTTGGCTGAACGGAGTGAGTGCGTTTTCAGCAAGAAACCAAGAGCGCCAATTCAGATCAAAAATCGAAGAGCTATTTTATACACAAAAAGAACTTAGCGAAAGAAATCAGCAACTACTTTTATCATGAAAACCATACCGAAAATCGAAGACATCATTCAAGACTTCCCAGAGTTTGAGGGTGTCCACCCGCTGGCTGATGTCTTCCCAATGAAGCCGGACGATGAGTTTTGGGAGCTTGTGGAGCACATCCGGGAGAACGGCGTTGCCAGCGAATTGATGCGCGAGAAGGGAACGAATCTGCTTATCGATGGTCGCAACCGGCTGCTCGCCGTTTCAATCACGCAATCGCTTTTTGAGGTTGTGGATATAGAGCCGGAATATGTCTTGGCTCATGTCACGGCAAGCAACCTGCACGCGAAGAAGTTCAGCACTGACCAGAAGGCCATGATTGCCGCTAAGCTCCGGCCTTATTTTGCAGCACAAGCAAAGGAAAGACAGATGAGAAAGTCAGTGGATTTTGTTGTGGAAAAAATTCCACCACAAAAATCCCGCGACGAGGCAGGAAAGGCCGCTGGTGTTAATGGCCGATATGTCGATATGGCAACGCAGGTTGCAAGTGTAGATGCAAAACTGGGCGAGCAAGTCATGGCTGGGAAGGTCAAGCTCAAGGACGCTCATGCCAGTATCAAGCCCATATGGGACGCCGCGAAGGCTGAAGAGAAGGCAAACAAGCCAGCACCGGCGGTTGTCGAGATGGCGCAGATTGTGACCGTCGATGGCCGTGTCACCGAGATCAAAAAGCCACAGCACCCTTCATTCAACCGTACGAACGGCAGCGTCTCGTGGGCGAAGTGGACATGGAACCCTGTGACCGGATGCGAGCATGGATGCAAGTTCTGCTACGCCAGAGAAATCGCAAACTCCCAGCGCATGGCGGATGTCTATCCGTTTCAGTTTGCTCCTGCATTTCACGAATACCGGCTGGAGGCTCCAAAGCTCACGCCATGCAAACAATCAGACGATCCTACCGAGGGCCGCGTGTTTGTTTGTTCGATGGCAGACCTATTCGGCAAATGGGTTCCAGACAAGTGGATCACGGATGTTTTTAACGCATGCGCCGAAACACCATGCTGGGAATACCTTTTCCTAACGAAGTGGCCGAAAAGATATTCGATGCTGGCAACCTTACCGAAAGCATGGTTCGGCGCATCCATCATCAAGCAGGGCGATGTTGAGCGAGTCACGAGGGACATGACGGCCTTCGATGTCCATTCGGGAATCACTCGGTGGGTGAGCCTCGAACCAATGCTTGAGCCGATCACATTTGGCGACCTGTCTTGGTGCGACCTGATGGTGATCGGATCGCAGACCTCGACAACGCAGCCGGAAGGATATGTGCCGGCATTCGCTCCCAAGTTTGAATGGGTGGCTGATGTTGTTCAGCAATGCCGAGATCAGGGAGTGCCATACTACCTAAAACCAAACCTCGTCACTGAGCCAGGCATGCAGATGCCGCAGATGGAACCGAGGAGGCATCAATGAGCTATTCCAACTATGGGGAATATCTAAGGCACCCGATTTTCTTGGGTGCTGTGGAATCAGCAAAGCAGAGATCAGGCGGCCGGTGCGAAAAATGCGGATCGAAAACAAAGACCGAGCCGCACCACATCAGATACTGCAAATGGGGTGAGTTTGACTCACCAGAGAACCTTTTAATGCTTTGCCGTGAATGCCACACGAACGAGCACACATGCCAAAGGTGCGGAGAAGTCACGCTTAGGGCCTCACACATTAAACTGAACACAAGGGAGTGCTGCTAACCCCCATGCTACCTGACATCACCCTCCGCCTAGCCATTTGCGCGAACGATTGCCCGATAGGGCCGCGCCTCGAGCGTGGCGTGCCGTTGCCTCCCTACCGGCACACCTACGCCCTCGATGAGCAACCCCAGGCGGAGGCGGATCTCGAACTCGTCCGCGATTACGTCCAGCGGAACCATTTAAACAACAAAAAGAATAAATGATCTTATCACCCGATTTTCCAGACCATTACAAAACCAAGATATTGCTTAAACTGGCAGGCCACGCCGGCGTCTTTTCCCTCATCAAACTCTGGGCGCAATGCCAATTCAGGCGCACAGAACGGATTGAGAAGCCGCCCGAGATCGTGGCCGCAATAGCCGATTGGGAAGGGGACCCGATTGCATTTGAGCATGCACTTATCAAGGCCGGATTTGCTCACCGCGAAGGCAGCGACTTTGTCCTTCACCAATGGGCGGAACACAACAAGCGAATCCTCAACTCTTGGGACAACGGATCAAAGGGCGGACGCCCAAAAGAAGAAGCCCCGAAACCCAAAAAACTCAAACTTTAGACCCTATGAAAAACAACCCAACCATAACCCAACCGAAACCCACAGATAACCCAACCGAACCCATGGGTTACCAAACCGAACCCAACGTGGCCTAGATAGATAGATAGAATATCTATTCTATCGAATAGATAGCTGCGCTCTGGCTGACGCCAGCGCAGCTCAGACGGAAACCACCAAAAACATGAACCTCCGAAAAACCGATTTTTACTCTTCCACGACCCAGACGCAGACCGTTCCGCAAAACCTCTCAGCCGAGCAATCCGCAATCTCGATCATCATGCAGGCCGACGACGTCCTCGACATGGCAAAGTGGGACCAAGACCTATTCCTCCAATCTGCCCACCGCACGATCCTCAAAGCGATAAAGGAAACACGCGCCGCCGGGCGACAAGTCAACCTCTTCACCATCCAAGCCAAGCTGGAGGAATCCGGAAAGCTCGAGGAGATCGGCGGTGCCTCTGCCCTTTTCATCATCAAAGAGCATTACCCATGTGCGGACAGGGAAAGCGCCTTGGACTTCCGCAAGGATCTCATCAAGGCCCGACGCTACCGCCGAGCCATGCAGAAACTCCATGAGACCAAGGCCGACATCAGCCTCATGACGGCGGACCTATCCGACCTCGCCGCCACGCTCACCGATGACGATGACATTGACAACTCGCCACTTACCATAAAGAGCCAATGCGAAAACCTCATCACCTCACTCGAAAGCCTCACGCCGCCCGAGCGCATAAAATCAAACATCCAAGAGCTTGACTATCTGCTCAATGGCGGGTTTGAACTCGGCACCGTGGCCGTTGCCGCCAGCGAAACCTCTGGAGGAAAGAGCATTTTCCTACTGCAAGCCGCACTCAACGGAGCCATCGATCATCAGCCAGGCATTATCTTCAGCCTCGAAATGACGGCCAGCTCGGTCATCTCCCGCATGGCAGCGTGCAAGTCCGGCCACCGCGTCGTCAGCGCCTACGACCACCCCACAGCGGAACAAATGCAGGGAATGGCCATCGGCATCCGAACCATTGCCCGACTCCCGATCACGGTCCACGACCAGATCACGACCATCGACGACATCGAGGTCGCCTGTCACCAAGGAGCCAAGGCCGGCATGAAATGGATCGTGGTGGACTACATCCAACTCTGCACGGTCGGCAACTCATCGAAAGCCGAAACTCGCGAGCAACAAGTCAGCGAAGTCGTCCGCCGCCTCAAAATCCTCGCCCTCAAGCACAACATCGTCGTTTTTACCGCCAGCCAGATGAATGACGGTGGAGAGCTCCGCGAGTCCCGCGCCGTGGGACACCATGCCGATTACGTTCTCCACATCGACCATGCCGACAAGGCCGCGCCGGTCATCCGCGTCATAAAAAACCGCAATGGCGAGCGCCACGTCTTCGCCCCTGTGAAAATGCGCGGGGACATCTCACGATTTGAAGGGCGCACGAAATGACAAGCGCCCCGATCCCTCACCCCTGGCAGTCGCTCCAGATCGCCCACGGCCTTGACACCACGGAAGTCAACCCGCTCGAGCTTGGCCGGCCATTCCGTTTTACCGACGCGCAACGCGCCGCCATTCAACCCTACCTCGAAGCAGCCGGGCAGGGTGGCGCCGTCCTCATCATAGCCAGCCACTCACCGCATGACAACTGGCTGCACGCCGAGCCTGTCGCCCTCACACAAGCCCACCGCAAATCCATCACCGCATCACTCACCAGAATCAAAAACAAAACCTTATGAAACTCTACATCGGACTCGACCCCGGACAAAACGGCGGCATCGCCTTCATTCCAACCACCGGACCCGCCTGGGCACACAAAATGCCGGAGACCGACCGCGACATCCTAGACCTCCTGCGAGATAGCGTTTGCATGGCCGAACCCATCGCCGCCCTCGAGCTCGTCCACTCAAGCCCACAAATGGGCGTTAAGTCGGCATTTACCTTCGGCCACGGATACGGAGGCCTCGAAATGGCTCTTGTAGCCCTTGCGATTCCATTCCGCCACATCCGCCCTCAAGCGTGGCAAAAAGCCCTAGGGTGCCTCACCAAGGGCGACAAGAACGTCAGCAAGCGCCGAGCGCAGGAGTTATTCCCAAAGATCAAGGTGACGCACGCCATAGCCGACGCCCTCCTCATCGCCGAGTTCAACCGCCTCACCCACCAATGATCTACGAACCCGATATCCGTCCAGAACTGCCACCGGAAGTATTAAGATACAAGATACTTGAAGGGGTTCGCGATCTTCTATGCGCGATGATTGAATACGCATTCGAGGACATTCAAAACGAAAAGGAGTATGTCCAAAAGCAGGACGCAGAAAATGCCTCTCGAAACATAACCGAAGCCGCGCATTTCTTTAAATCCGGCGCTTTTAGAGGGATATGCCAGAACCTACCGATAGAGCTAAATCACAAAGCGATTGCGCGGGAAGCATTTAAGCCACGCAAAAACAATTTGACCAACAAGAAAAAGCCAGCAACCTCAAAGCCGTAAACTTTTCAACACCTATGTTTTCCGCCTCACCCCAAGCCGCCGCACGACTCGCCGAACAAAATGGCGGTGCATACTGGCCAGACATGGCCGATGAGCTCGACACGCCAGAGGAACAACTCGCCGACTCCCTGGGGATTCCACTCAAGGCCGCCGGCCTAGTCATGGCTCACGTCGATACCGAGGTCCGCAAGAGCCAAGCCCTCATCCTCGCCAGGGTAATTGGCCTACTCCTCAAAGCCTCGAACCTTCCGGCCATGGCGCACGCCATCGCATTCGCATCCGGCCTAGACCAACTCAACGGTGCAAAATCCCAAGCCGAGGTGGCTCGAGAGCTTGGCGTAACGAGAGCGCTTCTCAGCCACTACACGCTAGGCGTCCGTGATGTCCTCAGCGGAAAGGACAGCGCATTCGAATGCACCAAGTTCCGCAAGAGCCAAGCCAGCCGCGCAACATTCAAGGCCAAGGCGACATCAGCATTTCTCGAAGCAAAAAAAGCAGCACAGCAAAGATACAAAGCAGCCACTAAAATAACAAAACCATGAAACTCATAGACCTATCATTCGTCACCTTAACGACGCTCACCATACCACCCGAAACAAACCAAGATGGTTGGAAGCATCTTCATCACCAGCTTCTTTACGCAAAAAAATCAGCCTCCAAATGGCTGCAACAATCCCGCGATTTTGCAGAAAATAAATGGGGTAGCGAATGGGCAGGAGAACAAGAATTTCAAATTGAAATGGACCTCGGCCTCGCCCTACCCGAAGCCAAGCCCGCCCTCAACCCGGCGGACAAGACCAAAGCCATCGTGACCATAGAGGGTTTGTCTCAGTCATTCATATTGTGGCAGCGCAAGATGAGCGACGAAATCCAAGGATGGGACAAGGACCGGCTCAACCGCGCCCTCGAACTTCTCGAGCCAATGGAGCGCGAGGCCAAACGCGTCCGCGAACTCCTCGCCAAGGTATGAGTGAGACGGACAACATAGCCCGCGGCAACCATGTCGTGCCGACCGAGTGGGCTCAGCAGTTGGAACGTGAGCGCGACGAGGCAAGGGAGGCGTTGATGAGGATTGAGGATTTATTTATCGATGGCACAGATATTTACGCAGACCGCGAAAAGATGGGGATGATTGCCAGAAACGCATTGGAGGAAACGAAATGAGTGGCATCTCTCCCGCACACCAATGGGACCAGACGACGACCACCTAGCGCAGGCTCGCAGGATCACCGAAACGCTTGCGCGGTGGAAAGCCCTAGCCAGTGCATAGGGGGGGGCATAAGGAATCTTTTTAAGTCTGTGGGTTCTAGCAGTTTGGCCAGACGCTCGTTGTTTTTCTGAGTGTTGCATAGCTTTGACACGTTGCATAGGGCGTGGGCGTCACGGAACTAAGCAACATTTTAGGAATCGACAAGTCGGTGGTGTCGCGCCTCGTCAAGAAAGGGATGCCGACCAACTCGGTGGACGCCGCCCAGGCGTGGAGGGAGACCAACGCCCCGCCCCGCGCCAAGCGTGGCCAGCGAGGCGAGACCCCGCCGGCGCCGAAGAGAGTGCCGGCACCCGCACCGGAGGCGATGCCTTATGAGTCACCCCTAAAATCGGAAGCCACGCCAAAGGTGAAAGCCAAGCAAGTCGCCATTGAGTCCGCAAACACGCCAGAGCTATCGTTGCAAAGAGCGATCCAAGCAGAGGATGCCGCACACCAGAAGCGCAAGGAGATCGAGATCAACAATGGCAGCATCGAAGATTACCGAAAAGCAAACGCCGTTTATATCGCATCAAGAAACAACAGAGTTAAAGCGCAAAAAGACTTTGCAGACTGGCAACAATCGGAGCGCATCACGATCTACTCGGACAATGCTATCGAAATGTTTCAGCGTACACTCGGTGCTGGCCGGCAGTTGATAGACGTAATGCCAAAGACACTTGCCGTCCGCCTCGTCAACCAACCGCAAAAGGAGATCGAGCGAACACTTTTAGAATGGTGCTCAAGACTAATTGAAACCATGAGGGCGAACGTATGGCCAAAGCGGATCGAGGCGTAGCTACCGCCGTTGAAAACATCCTTGCCCCTCTCGACATTCGGACGGTGAACGAATGGTGCGAGGATGAGGTTGTTCTATCGGAGCGGCAAACTCAAATGCCTGGCAACTTCTCCACGCGCATGACGCCCTACCTCCGCGAGCCGCTCGAGTGCTTCGGCGATGTGGACGTCTCCGACCTTGTGCTCGTCTTCGGAACGCAGACCGGAAAGACCACGATGGTGCAGGCCGGCACGGCATGGCGGATCGTGAACAAGCCGCAGCCGGTTGTTTGGGTCATGCCCACCGAAGGCCTCGCCCGATCATTCTCCGAGACACGCTGGCTTCCGCTCTTTGAGGACAGCGCCACGCTCGCCGCTCAGAAGCCCGCGGACCGGCACCGCTTTAAAAACCTCGAGCAGCATTTTTCGCGGTGCTCTGCCGTGTTCATAGGGTCAAACTCCCCCGCTAACCTTAGTAGCCGCCCTGCTGGATTGCTCCTAATGGATGAGGTCGATAAATTTGCGAAAGAGACCGACCAAGAAACCTCCGCCCTTTTCCTCGCCGAGAACCGCACCAAGTCCTTTGTCGGTGCGCTCCGCGTCAAGACCTCCACCCCTACCACGCCCGACGGCGCGATCTGGCAGGAATATCTCAAAGGCACACAGGAAAAATACATGCTCGCCTGCCCGCATTGCCACGAGCGCATCGAGCTCATCTGGGAGCAAGTGAAGTGGGACTCCACCGCCAAGGAAGACGGCAAATGGAACATGGCCCGCGTCGAAGAGTCCGCGCATTACCTCTGCCAACGGTGCAACGCAAAAATCAACGACGGCCAGAAAATGGAAATGCTCGCCGAGGGCAAATGGCAATCCACCAACCCAGCCGCCCAGCGTGGATTCCGCAGCTTTCACCTCAACAGCCTCTACGCCCCGTGGCGATCCTGCACCTTCGGCGCCCTCGCCATCAAATTCTTGCGCGACAAGGGAACCATCAACGGCCTCCAAGATTTCACCAACTCCACGATGGCCATGCCGTGGGAGCAGATCGAGACCAGCATCGGCGAGACCAACATCCTCGCCCTTCGCGGAGACTACCTTCGCGGAACATGCCCCATTGAGCCCGCGCATGTCGTCACTTGCGCAGACATTGGCCAGGACAAACAACACTGGGTCACGGTCGCCTTCGATGCCGTCGGCGCATCCTTCGTCCTCGACTACGGAACCACCCTTGCCATCGAGGATCTCCTCGAAGACTCACCGCGCCGCAGCTACCGCACGCCATCCGGTGCCGAGGTCTCTCCCGAGTGCGGGCTGATGGATTCCGGCTTCGCCACCTTCCGAGTCTACACCGCCTGCCAAGCGTCCGGCGGATTCTGGCACGCAGGCAAGGGTTCCGGTGCCACATTCGGCAGCAAGATTTCCCGCACCGTCCTGCCCGACTTCCCCGGCGTCGTCTTGTACACCTACGTCGACCACAGCATCAAGACCGAGCTATTCAGCGACCGCATCCGCAACGCTCACCCGCCGCTCAAGTTGCCGGCGGATTCCACCAACGAACTCTTCCGAGGCCTCGGAGGCCAGCGCCTCGTCCCGCGCAAGACCGCGAGCGGAACCGAGCTGGTATGGAAATCCGTCGCACAGGATCACTACATGGACGCACTCAAACTCTGCCACATAGCCTGGCATGTTCTTAAAAACTGATTTTTGACTCCCTCGCAAAGCCAACAACACCCGCCACGCCTCTCCACGAAGCGCACCACTGCGGGTTTTTCTTTTTGACATCCCACCGAGGACGTGACCGACAAAGACATTGCACGCGCTGGATACAAGGCGCTTTTAAAAGCCCAGGCTAAAACCAAAGCCGAGTTACTTGCAATGGCCTCCGCCCTCGAGAGCGGGATTGACGAGACCATCATTACCCAGCTTTCCACAGATGGCACCGGCACCTCGGCACAAATGAGCTCACTGAGCAAGACCGACCGCCTCGCCGTCATCATGGAAATTTATTCCGAAGGCAACGGAGCGCGATCACTCGGGACCATTGCCAGCTTTTCAAGTTTCAGTTCGATGATTTGACATCCGCACGGAGGGCATGGCCTCCAAGCAGGAAATCAAAAAATCAAGATGGGGCGGCAAACGCGAAGGCTCCGGACGCAAACCCTCACCCAAAGCGTCAGCATTCGAGGCCGCGGATATCTCCCATCAACGCGGGCTCATCCTCATCGATACGGTTGACCCCAAGCGCGAACTCACCCCACGCACCCGCGAGCAACTCATCCGCAAGGCCCGCTGGCTTTACAATAATGTGCCCGAGGTCACCTACATCGTGGAGCATATCGCTCAACGCGCTATCGGCACCGGCATCGTTGCCAAGGCCCGCACCGCGGACACAGAGTGGAACCGCCTCGCCGAACGTCATTTTGAAGACCGCGCCTGCGGAGAATCATGGGCCTTCGACGCGTCCGATTCCGTCAACTTCTACTCCTCCCAATCGCTCATCATTCGTCAGGTCGCCCTCGATGGTGACTTTTTCGCGCAAAAGCTAACGACCGCAACCGGAGGCGCACGCTTCCGATTCATCGGTGGCGAGCAAGTCGGCAGCACCGCAAGCTCAAGCGACCGCGCCTATGATGGCCTGCTTCTCGATCAATTCGGAGCGCCCACCTCCTACCGCGTCATCACCGACCGAGCCAATGGGAAATTCGTGGACGTGCCCGTGGCCGACATGATGCACATGCGCCACGTCCGCCGCGTCGGCCAGCCCCGTGGCGTCTCATGGTTCCACAGCGCGATCATCCCCGCCCAAGATAAATCCGAAACTCGCGGATACGTTAAAGGCGCTTACAAGGCCGGATCTCAAATCGGCTTCACCATCACCAGCAACGAAGCGGTCAAGATCGGCCTCGGGGCAACGAAGATTACGAACCAAGACGGAGACGAGATCACCACCGACTCACTTTACAACGGCACCCTCATTCCTCGGCTCAAGCCCGGCGAGACCATCCAATCTTTTAAAAACGAAGCGCCCGGTGCGGCATTCGAGCCACTCATGCGAAGCTACTCCGAAGACATCGCCCGAGCGGTGGGAGTCCCGCCCGAGGCCATCATGCTCTTGACCGGATTGGCCGGCACAGAAATGCGCGGATTCATCGAGGTCGCACAGAATTTCCTCGAGCGCATCCAGCAAATGGTCATCGATCAGTTCTGTTTTCCCGCTTGGAAGTTCTGGATTTGGCAAGAGATCCAAGCCGGGCGCCTCCCTTACCCTGGTGATGATTGGTGGAGAGTCGAATGGGTCACCCCTCGCAAGATCACGGTGGACAATGGCCGCGACGGTCGCCTCTACGCTGACCTCCTCGACCGTGGCCTCATGTCATGGGAACGCTATTGCAACATCCTCGGCCTCGATGCCGAAGCGGAAGAGGACGACATCATCCAGACATTCCAACGCCGTCAGCAGAAATGCGCCGCCCTCGGCCTCGATCTCAACGCCGTATTCCCAAGCAACCTCCGCAACCAAGCAACCTTTGCAGCCACCCAATCAACACAATGACAACCAACCCCACATTTTATGCTCTGGAAAAATCCGGCGACAACGAAACCACGGTCACCCTTTACGACGAAATCGGTGCTTTTGGCGCAGGCTCAAAGCAATTCCTCGGAGACATCGGCAAGCTCGCCGGTCAGCACATCCACCTCCGTATCAATTCGCCCGGGGGTTCCGTGGTTGAAGGCACCGCGATTTACAACGCTCTCCGCCGACACAAGGGAGGGGTGACCGTTCACATCGACGCGCTCGCCGCCTCGATGGCCTCCGTCATCGCCATGGCCGGCGCTCCCGTTCTCATTGCCGACAACGCACTCATGATGATCCATAATCCTTGGACCGTCAGCATGGGTGGCAGCGAAGACCTCCGCAAAGAAGCCGACCTCCTCGACATGCTCAAGGTTAACCTTCGCAACGCCTACGTCCGCAAGACAGGCCTCGGAGAAACCGAGATCCAAGACATGATGGACAAAGAAACATGGCTCGACGCAGTGGATGCCGTCGCCCTCGGATTTGCCGACGCCATCGAAGAGGGAGTCGCAGCAGCCGCAACAGCCACCCCCGAAAATCTCCGTGCCAGATTTGACAACTTCGCAAAGGGCATGAGCCAAAAAGCAGAGATCGAAGTTCCTGAAGCTGGAACCGTAGTCAGCGAGTCCATCGCCGCCGAGCCCATCCTCGAGGTCGAATCCTCCGAACCAACTCCAGCCGTAGAGGCAGAGCAACCGGTCGCCGAGGAGATCATCGTGGACGAACCACAAGCCAAGGCAAACATCGCCGATTCGATCCTTGCGAAATACAACGAACTCTCCGCGAAGCTCGACAGCGCACTAGCCGAATCATCCGCTTACAAAGCGAAGTTCGACACCGTCAGCCAAGACCTTGCCCGCCTCGAGCGCAGCCTCGGCCTATCCGCCGCCCGCGTCGTTCCCATCATTTCCAATGCCGCACCGGAAGCCCTCGACCCCGTCGCCGAGTATCTCGCCGCCGTAGAGTCCGGCGACCGCAAAGCCGCATCCGCCCTTTTTGAGAAACACAAATCTCTCATCTGGCAAGCCCGCCAAAAGATTTCCAAGGCATAAGCCGAGGAGAACCCAACCAACAACCCAAACACAACCACATCACCCATTATGGCAAATTCATTCGATAGCGCTCTGGTTGCGGACTCCATCGCCGCACAGACAAAGACAATCCTCAGCAAGCGCCTCACGGCGTTGAACCTGTTTGCGTCCGACTTCTCGTCCGACGTGAAGAAACCCAAGGACACCGTCCACGTTCCTATCGCCAGCGCGACAGCGAGCACAGAGGTCAACCCATCTGTCTTCAACAGCATCGGCGGCACGACCATCGGCAAAGCTTCGGTTGTTCTCGATCACATCTACCAGCCTTTCGGTTTGGCATACAGCGACCTCCAAAGCGCCCACCGCTTGGACCGCCTCATCCAAATCAACTTGGACGCGATGGCAGACAAAATCTGGGCGCTCGTTACCGCTCCGATCACCGTTGCCAATTTCGGCGCAGCAACTGTCACCACAGCGGCAGGCAGCATCAACGCATCGAGCGGCGATCTTCCTGACCTCTGGGCAGCAGTATCGAAGAGCGCACGCAAAGGCCTCGTAGTGAATCCCGTGATCTACTCGAACCTCATCCCAACGAACACAACGAACATCAGCTTAAGCGAAGGCGCTTACGGCTTCGAGAATGGTGTGCATTACGCATCCTCATTCGGCGGCCAAGCCAACCTGGCTGGATTCGCTTGCGCTCCCGAAGCGCTCGTCATGGCCTCCGCCGTGCCAGCACTTGCAGACAACGATTACATGGTCTCCGACAGCGTGACCCTCGATCAGATCGGCCTCACCATCGCTTACAATGTGTATTCGGACAAGAGCACCCGCTCGATCATCGCTTCCTTGGAAGTGATGTTCGGTGCTGCAAAAGGCATCACAGGCGGAACGATGGCCCTCATCGTGCCAGCAGCGTAGTCTTCCTCGCGCCTCACAGCGCCCACCCGCAAAGCCCGGCAGGAGCCTTTCCCTGCCGGGCTTTTCTTTTTGACACCTCGCCACGGGTATGTCGCCCGACGCGATCCGCACCTTCACTCTCACCGCCGCCGCGCTTCGGAACTCCGCCCTTGGCCACACGGCCACCTTCCGCAGCCAACCCCTCCGCGTCGTGCTCTCGCCCATCGCCATCGGCCTCGATCTCGAGACCGGCGGACTTCGCCAGGGCGGGGAGTTCACTTGCCGTTTTTTGGCCACGTCCCTCGCCACCCCGCCACGCCGTGGCGAGCAGATCCTCATCGCCGGGAAATCCTACACGATCCAGACCCTCAAGGAGGTCGTCACCACCCCAGGCGAATACGTCGCCATGATTTCACCCGGCTCCTCCTTATGAACGCAGCCCTTGAACTCGCCATTCGCGATTGGCTCCTCGCCGATCCCGACCTCGCCGACATCGTGATTCTCACCGGACAGAGCGCCGAGACGATCCCCGGCGACCAGACCGTGGTTTTCGTTTCTTGCGAAAACACCGACACACTCGCCCTCAAGCACTACAAGGTCCGCGCCCAGCTCATCGTCTCGACCCCCGCCGTCATCGAGGACTCGCTCGCCGCGCACCAAGGCATATCCGGTGCAGTCAAAGCCTCCCTACTCAGCATCGCGGGCCTCGTCGCCTACCTCCCCTCGGGCCTCATTCTGGCCGGCGCTGACCTCAATTCCTTCAGCGATTCCATCGGCAGCGAACGATTCACCACCACAGCGGATCTGAGCCTCGCCGTGATCGAAATTTGACACGCCGAAATTGGTGAACCTCAACCCACCAATTCAAAAAAATGGCCGCAAATCTTTTCACCACCACAGCCCTCGGATCTGCCACTTACGGCACGCCAGCGATCTCAGGCCTAATCGTCACATCCTTCACCGTTAACGAATCCGCCTCGGTCACCGAGGTCAAAGATGACCAAGGCTCAGTGGTCGCCATCGCCGTAGCGGAGCCGATCAAGGAAATCAGCATCGAAGGAATGCGAACAGGTTCATTCACCGCAACGGTCGGCGCGACCCTCGCCGTGGTCATGCCTGCCTCAGTGACTCTCGGTGCCACGACTATCGTCACCGGATTGGAATCCAAATTCGCCTCCGAGCAATTCGAGACCGTCTCGCTCACCGCGAAATCCTACGTGGCAACAATGTCCTAAAGCCCACCCACAGCGCCGAGGTGCAGCTCGCACCTCGGTGATGCCTTTTTACGAAAAATGAAATCTGTATTTTCCACTCGCGACATCAAGCTCGCCTCGATTCTTTGCACGCTCGGCTTCGAGTTTGAATCTCCCACTTCCCCCGCCTCCCGCATTCGGCGCGAATCCGGCGAAGAGTCCACCGTCTTCCACTTCCTCTCTACCTCCCCGACAGGGCAGATCGCCGATGAGGTCATGCGCTCCTTCTCGGAAGGCGCCGACTTTGTTGCCGCCGCCCCCGAGTCGCCACTGGCCTACATGCTCGCCGTCCTCCGCAACCGCGACTCGCTCGTTGCCGTCATTAAATCCACCCCGCGCCAGATCGTTTTCGAGCGCAACGGAAAAATCATATCCATCTCCGAAGACGCCACCGAGGCCGACAAAAAGCGCTTTGCAAAATTCATCTAAAACCAAACGAAAACCATGAAAAAAAACACCGATACCATAGACGACCTCGAAACTGACGACGAAGCCCTCCGCGAAGCAGGCATGCGCGAAGGCACCCGCAAAGCCTCAAAGTGGAAGATGCGCCCCTGCGTGCCTGGCACGATCTCCATCATCCGCTCGAACATGCTCGAGAAGCGCGACGAGTTCTGGTTCGTAGCTGCCTTCGCCTTCGTTCACATCGCCCCACTCGAGGACGTGCTTGCCGTGGACGCCGACGCCATCGCCTTCAACCTCGCCGTCCGCCACTGGCAGCTCGACAACCTTGACAGCATCGCCGCCCAGGACGAGCTCTCCGCCATTGTCGGAGCCGCATGGAATCGCGTGAACGCCGCCGAGACCAAAGCCCAACACCAATCCCCCGGGAGCACCTCCTCGGGAAAGTAGCGTCCCCCAACTGGCTTTCCTCATATGTCTACCGTCTTGCCAGCGTCACCGGTTGGGGGTTCCACCAGATCATGTGGGAGATCCCGTATGCTGCCGGGTTGCAAATACTGGACGCCGATTCATTCGCTCGCGGCATTCCTCGCCTTTATCTGCGCGAGAATCCACAGGCGCATTTTGACTCCCTCGCCGAAATAGAAAGCGTCTTCTCGAAACTCTAAAAAATGGCAAAGCCCGTCATCCAAGTCGATAACCAGAAATTTCTTCGGAAAATGAAGAAATACCAGGAGATCACGGGCAAAGAGATCGGGCAGCTCGTCAATAATGCCGCTCGGCTCTGTGCCATCGAGTGCTTGAAAGCCACCGCGCCAAAAGACAAGCAAGCAGGAGAGAAGCAAGTCGCTGGCGACCTTCGCAATCTCTTCACCATTGTGAATCCCACCTGGTGGAAAGAGATCACCAAAGGCACCGCCTTCGCCTCCGGCGGCGCAGCCATACACAATCGCTCCGGCATCGTCTGGGCCACCGATACACAGACTCAGGTCTCCGATATCTCCGCCGCCAAGGATTGGCACAAGTCGCACAAGAACGCCGCAGGCCGCACCACCCGCATCGGCCTCCTCAATCGCGCTCTCGTCAAGCAAGCCACATACCGCAAATACCTCAAAGAGACTTTGAAAAAAGTCGGCATCGCCAAGGCCGGATGGGCCATTGTCGCCGAGGCGTGCAACGCCGACGTGCGCGAGCCCCTCAAGGGCATCCCCGCGTGGGTCAAGCGCAACATGCCCAAGGCCTCCGGCAGGGTCTCCGCTCTCACTCAAAAGGAAGGTTTTGGATTTTCCATCTCCATAACGAACTCCGTCGGCTACGCCCGCGCCACCCTCGATGCCGGTGGCGAATCCTTCGCCGTCAACCTCGCTAAAAAGAAAATGATTTCTATGATGAACCACGCCATCCGCTTTGAAAAAGCCAAGCAAGCCGAGCTCCAGCAATGAGTGACATCACAGTCACACTCGGAGCCAAGGACGAAGGCCTCAGCAGCTCCCTCTCGGGTCTCCGCAACCAAGCCGACGAGACATCCAAAGGATTTGGTATGTCCTTCGGCAAGATCGCCGGAGCCGCCGCCGTCGCCGGAGCCGCAGTCAAGGTCGGCATGCTGGCCATCGAGGCCGCGACCGCAGGCGCTCGCGCCGTGGTAGATGGATTCGGCGACGCCATCGATCTCGGCGGCAAGCTCAACGACCTTTCCTCCCGCACCGGAGAGAGCGCAGGAAATCTCCTGGTGCTGCAACGCGCCTTTGAAAACACCGGCGTGGGAGCCGATAAGGTCGGCACCTCCGTCAATAAGCTGCAAAAATTCATGACCGAGGCCGCAGCAGGCGGAGCCGATCAGACCGCCACCCTCGACGCCCTTGGCGTATCGATGTCGGATCTGGCTGGCAAGACCCCGACCGAGCAGATGGGCGTCCTGGCTGGCAAGATCGCCAGCATCTCCGACCCCGCCGAACGCGCCAGGGCCTCGATGGAGGTTTTCGGCAAATCTGGCGGCGAGCTCCTGCCGCTCCTCAATAATTTCGGTGCCGAGATCGAAGGCGCCAAAGGTCAACTCGGCGACCTCCCCAACGTCATGGACCGCAGCGCCGGAGCTCTCGACAGCCTCGGAGATAATCTTTCCGCGATGGGCTCAAAGACGATGGAGTTCGCCGCCGGTTTTATCGAAAGCGCCCTCCCTGCCGTCAACTCCTTTACCAGCGCCCTGAGTGGCGTCGACGCCGCCGGATGGGGTGCAGCCCTGATGAAGCAAGTGATGAGCGTGGCTGATTTCCTCATTGGAGCATTCAAGGCCCCCATGCCTGCCATCGAGGCCATCGGCCTTGGCCTCCTCGCCGGGGTGAAAATCGCAGGGAATAACTACCTCAACTCCCTCATCGACGCGGGCAAGTTCGCCTCAGCGTTTTTCTCCTCAACCCTCCCCGGCATCATTGCTGGCGTCCTTGGCAATACGGTCATCAAAGTCTTCATCGACGGCTGCAAAGCCTTCATCGACGCCATCCGTGGGGTCATCACCGCCTTCGAGACATGGCTCGGAGCCGCCATCAAAAACGTAGTGGAATTTTTTACAACGAAATTCTCTGCCGTGCTCAATGCCGTCGCGCAGGATTTTAAAGCCGCGATGACCGACCCCATCGGGTTTGTGTCCGGCAAGCTCGACAGCGCCCTCAAAGGAGTCATGGAAAATGGAGGCAGCACATTCCAGACCTCATTCGACAAAGCCGGTGGCAGTTCCCTCGACAAGATTTCCGCAGGGCTCGGTGCCGTCTCCGCAGAATACGGCGACAAGATCGTCGGCGGTGCGACCGCAGCCAAAGATGAGTTCGGAAAATTAGTCACCTCCCTCGAGGCCTCGGATAAAGATTTCTTCGGTGCAAAAGAGACAGCCACCGCCGCCGCCGATAAATTCGGCGAAGTCAAAGACGCTGGCACCAAGCTACGCGAGGATTTCGAGGCCTCCGCCAAAGCAGCCGAAGACGCCAATGGCAATACCAAAGGAGCCGCCGGGGATGCCGAGTCCGTTGCCACCTCATTTTCCAAAGCCGAAGGCAGCGCCAAAAAAATGAAAGAGGAACTCTCCGCCTCCGCGAAGCTCCTCGAGGACGTCACCAAGGCCGAGGCGAAAGACGCCGTGGACAAAGGCGGCAAGCTCGCCAAGCTCGCATCCGACCAGATGGCCTCCGGCGACTTCTCCGGAGCCCGCCGCACCGCCGCCAAGATCGCCAATAATGAAGCCGAGACCAATCTACGCGGCATCGGCGCAAACAAGGACCGCCGCGCCCTCGCCGACATCGGCAAGGACTACGGCCTCAGCGCCAAGCTCGGAGAAAGCTCGCAGGATTTCCGCGAGAGAGTCCGAGCCGCCCGCGAAGACGGCGACTATGGACAAGCTAAACCTAGGCGAATGGGCGAGGGGAAACCCAGTATCGACCAGCCCGGCAAAGACGGCACCGCCAGCGGAAAATCCGCCTCCGACAGCAAGCCCAAATCCCTCGATGCCATCGTGCAAAAAATCCTTGAGCTCGTTACAAAAATCGAACCCAAGCTCCCAACCGCCGCCCTCGCCGCATGAACATTCTAACGAAATCGACAGCCCTCATTCCGCAGCCGCGCACCGTGGATACATTCAGCAGCGGGCTCGTACGCGTCACGCAGACCTACATCGGGCGCACAGCTCTCAAGGCCACGCACCGAGCCATCCTTGCCGTAGGGTCCGACATGCCTGACGGCAACTCCTCCCCGTGCATCGACGGCCTAAAAATCTTCCCCGAAGTCCAAGAACGCGCTCGCGAAGATGGCATGACGGAATACGTCGTCACTGCCTATGGGCGCGTCAACACAACCGGAAAAAAAACATTCGAGCAGGACCTGAGCCCTTGCATTTCGACTTTTTCTTCAAAAAATTTCATTTGGGATATTGAAAGCCAAAGTGAGTCGACCAGTTTTGATGACATACCTTCTTTTCAATCAGTCACCGTAGACCGTTTGATCTGGGTTTTTTGCGCTAAAAAAAACGTGCAGACTTCGATTTTGCCGACAGACACGCCTCGAGTTTACAACTACGACGGCAGCGAGCTTCTCTCGCGAAATTTCCTCCAGGCACTTCAGTATTCAGAGCTCTCTGGTAATCAGGTGGGTTATTTTAATGAGGGGGGGTTAAAAGCGCCCTCAACTGTAGTGCGCCAGATCATTAAATCGTTCGAGGTCAAATCCATCGAAAAATCAAATTTCGGATCTTTTGATGAATGGACTGTCACTTATACGCAACCGCCGCCAACTTTTAATTTTAAAGACCTCGCCGGGTTCTGGACACCCGCTCGCATTTCCCCTTTTTCCGCTATAGACAACTTGTTGCCCTACAACGATACTGTGCAAACCGAGACTCTCGGCGAGGTCTGGAACCTTAACTCTACCTCGGGCAGCATCAATGAAAATGTCGTTGGAGATTATGTCCAGCTCACCGATTCATTTCAAAACACACCGAGCGGTCGGGCAAAGATCCAACTCAGTGGAGTTACATGCTCAATAAACAACCAGTTCGGGTATTACGTTTCAGGGGGCGGCGGCACCACCCAAGATTTCGTTCCTTTTACACGGCCACCGGGCGGCACATACGGAGAAGCCGACCCAGCACCTTCGGCAGTGACTCAAGGGCCCGCTGTGTGGCGGCCCCGCATTACGAGCAGCGGATCGGACTCAGGGGGATCCTATAGCACTTACGTTTACAATCTCGAAGGTAGCGCAATCTATGCCTGGTATCGATGGACATTGAGCAATGAGTTCGGCCAAACTCGATCATTTACTGGCAGAGCAGAGTTCCGCCCGGAGGTTTTATAGGCTATGACATTTCCTGTGGATTTTGAAGGTTTAGCAAAAGGCGCGAAAAGCGCTTCCGGCGGCGGATACCCAACACAGATTTCCGCCGCCGACCTCATGAAAGATTTCAAATATGCCGCTCTCGACGCCGAGGCAGGTCTTATCAATGAAACAGGCGGCACGCGCAAGCTCACGATCCCAGCCCCTGGGGGTTCAAATAAAGTGCTCGGCTGCGACGGCTCCGCCATGGCATGGAAAGACGATATCCCCGCCGCGCCCACCACCGGCACCCACGTCCTCGGCTCGGTGGGAGGAGTGCTGACGTGGATCGCAACCGAGGAATGCTAAAAATGAAACCTGAGACCGGAAACCTGAGACCGGAAAACTGCCCCGCCTTTCAAGTTTCAAGTTTCACATTTCACCCTTTTCTGCCATGACCCTCGGCCTCACATCCTCCGGCGCAGTTAAAATCAAAACCGACGGCGGCCTTCGCGCTGTTAATTGCGCGTGCTGTGCCGTTTCGTGTGGGTGCGATACGGCTATAAGTGGAGACCTATTGCAAACGATGAGAAATGCAACAACTGGCACTTGTAATGGGGCTTCGCCGAC